GGCGACCTGGAACGCCGGCAACATGAGAGGATTCGCCAGCAGATACCACGTCGAGGGCGAATTGCCGGGCGTTGTGGTCAGTTGCAGGTAGGGCGATGAGAGGACTTCGAATCGGCCCTTGAATGGGTTGTCGGTCGGCCGCGCCTTGTTCGGGCCGGCGGTGAAATCCATGACCAGCGCCGATGTCCAGATCTGATCGGCCATGTACTTGAGGGCCGGCGGTACCAAGAGGTACTTGGGTACCGCGAAAATCGGGTCGCCCCAGACATCGGCCATCATGACGAGCGCCGCCTCGGCCGCGCCGAGCTCAGTAACGCCGAGGGCGCCGACCAGTCGGTTCCCCTGTCCCACCGTATAAAAGGTGTCCGCGGCCTCGCAGATGACGAGATAGAGGGCCTTCTCGACCGCAATTCGCGCCTTGCGGGCAAGCTGTGCCGTGAGGGTCCGGAAGGCGTTCAGATCATCATTGATGATGTCGGCCCGGGCGAGAGTCAACATCTGGCCGTAAGTGTTGATCTGATTCGTGAACAATGTTTGCGACAGGCTTCCATGCTTGATTTCGCCGTCCTTGGGTACGATCTGAAAATCGCCTAAGTGATCGAGGCGATAAATCGTGTGTAGGTGAAAATTGCTGAAGTCGGCCTGATCGGCGACCCGCTCGTAAGTCGTTTCGACCTGGGTAAAGGCCGCCAGTAGTACCTTGTTCGCGACATTGCCGAGAATTCCGGGCAAGTTTACTGTCGAGAATCCCTCGGCCTTGATCCAGCGTTGTTCGCTGATCGTTTCGTAGAGCTCGGTCTTGCCGTGCGGGACCCGGATCCCGTTCGCCTCGAGGGCCGCGGCGATCGTGCCGCGCAGACCGAGGCCTCGATACTTCCATGCGGAATCCACAATCTCGGGCCCGTAGCGTCTTTCATGGGCTAACCACTCATCGGGACAGCCCAGATGCAGGCATAAGGCCGCCTCGAGAATCGGCGCGGTGAGGGAATCGGGCCGGCCCGGCGCCGGCGGTTTCGGTCGGGTCGCCCGCAGGAGCTTCAACTCGGTTTCCTGCACTGTCCAGCCCTCGGCCGAGGCGGCCGCGGCGATATCCTCGATTTGCTTGATGTCGGCGCCCTCATAGGAGAGGCTTTCCTCGAGTAGCGCGGAAATCGTCGCCCGCCGTTTCCGCTCGCGCTTGGCGCGGTCGATCACATCGGAAACTTCGCCGGATCCCTCGGCCTCGAGCTCGGCCGGATCCTGTTCGAGAGTCGTCGTCTTGGGCATGGCCGAAACCCTTACGCTAGTTTTGTCGTCGGCGCCCAGGTCGACAAACGATATCTCGCCGAGGGTCGACGCGCGAACGATGTTGAGTGGTCCGGAGAACGCGATTCCATTGACCTTCGCCGTCTGTCCGTCCTTGACAAACTCCGAAGTTTGAACGGTGGCACCTACTGAGGCTTGCCAGGGAAACCCATTGCCGGCCGAGGCCGCTACCTCGCGCGCCGCCTCGGTGTCCCTCGAGAGGATCCCCGAGGCGGTGAGGACACCGCCGGCGAGGCTTATCGATGTTGTATGTCCCACACCCTGGGCCCGGTCGTGATTCATACGAATCGGGCGGACTTGCGAGGGAATCGAAAGTCCCTCGAGATCCAAGACGACAGGCGCCTTCCATCCCGACAGCATCATCGGTTGCGTGCCGGTATTCGCCACCATGTCGAACCGCGGCGGCCCGGCCGGCTTCTCGCCGGCGGCCGGTTCCTGAGCGATGAGGGTCGCCGTCCCCTCGAGCCTAAGCTCCGATCCGGGCCCGATTGTTTCGACAGTCGCGGCCTCGGCCGGTTTCTTGTCGCGCTGCCGCAGGCAGATTGCGACCCGCGTTTTGTTATCCGGATAATCGCGCTTCATGATCTCGTCTCCCATGCAGCGCCGCATGAATTCCTCGGGTTTCTCATCCTTTCGCGGCGAGGGCATCGGCATTGTTATTCCTCGGGGTCGGGATATTCCTCTTCCGGATAAGGCTCGCGCGCTTCCTCGGGATCCTCGGGCGGTACTTGAATCACTTGCGGCGCCGGATCCATGACGAGCGGAAGGCCGAGTTTGGCGGCGAATTCGTACTCGCGCGCCTTCTGCCGGAACTCCTTTTTCCAGTCTTTGCCGTCTTTCGCGTACTCGAAAGCGTAGGTAGTCATCTGAGTTTTCAGCCGCATGGCCTGGGCATTAGCTTCTTTCTCGGGGTCGACATGGCCGAAACCATCCCATCGCCACTCGTGCGGCCATCCCTCGAGGCGATCCGGGCCGCCGGCGATCAGGTCGGTTGCCAGGCTCATTTCGTCGAGCCAGGCCGCGAAAATCCGGTCAAGAATCTGTATTTCGATCGTGAGCCGATCGGCCCAGGTCTTCTTATGGTATCCCTGATGATCCAGCCGCCCCGAACTATAGTTGAGGTCGCTCGAATCGCCGGCGGCAATGCAGTAGGGAACGCACATGCACCGGGCGATTTCCTTGATGATCTCCTTCTTGAAATCCGCGTAGGTCGAGGCCGGTTGCTCGGGTCGGAATTGGGCCATCTTCCAGCCTGCCGGCAAGGCTGTCATGAGTCGGCGTTCGATCGGCATCTGATCGAAGGGCCTGAGGCCGCCGCCGGGCGCCGCCGGTTCCGAGGCCGGCGCCGCGGTTGGACTCCACTGGTCGACCGCCGGCGGCAAGCCCGATTCCAGGACGGCGGCGAAGTCGGCCGCGGTCTCGGCCGCGGCGATCACCGCCAGGGTAAACCGTCTAAGTTGAGCAAAAAGCGGCAAGGCCGGAGTGAGTTCCGGTACTCCGCGGAGTTCGCCCGGCCGATCCTGCCGGTACCAATGGATCATCCGCCGGGCGTCGACGTCGTCGGCCACTAGGCCGATCTGGTAGAAGTCGCCGGGATGGCGTTTGAGCACTTTGTAGACGGTCGGATTGCCCCAGTCGTCATACTCGATTCCGTCGACCTTATGAGGATCGATCGGATTCAAGAACGGATGGGAAATCTGGTCGGCCTCGATCAGGCGCAAGTCCAGCTCGACCGGTGCTTGCAATCGAGGGTTCGAGACCAGCATGCAAAAACTCTCGCCGTCGACCGCGACACATCGCCGCATAGTCGAGAGTTTCATGGGAAGGCGAACCGCCTTTGTCCATTGAATCCAGGCGTTTTCAATTTGTTCGTCGCGCTCATCATCGCCGGTTTCCATCTGCAGGCGCGGCCCGGTTCCGATGCAATCGGTACAGAGCGAGTCGACGATACCGGCCGCATAACAGTTATTCGCGCACTCATACCGTGAGCGAAGGCGCAGGCGATAGCGGACTTCTTTCGAGTTCGCGAACTTCGCCGAAAGCTGATCGACGTTGGACCAGTGGCGGGCGTTTTCCTCGGTCCACTGAGAGGAATCATAGTAAGCGCGCACCGGGCCCGGCGGCGCCACCGCCGGCGGCGAGCTCGCCCGATAGGGCGTGCCCCTCGAATCGAGGATGACCGCGCGGCGCGCTACCATCGCCCGTACCTCGGCCAAGGATTCGAATATGGCCAGTATGAGGCGCCCCCGGGAATCAAGGCCGTGAAGCGAATCCCTCGAGAGGGTAAGGTTGCCGCACACTGGGCCGCCGCGTAATTCGCCGCGGCAATCAGATCGGCAGTCGATCGCGCGGTGACCGACCCCGCGCTACTGCTTGCCTGAAGCGGTCCCTGGGCCGCCGCCACCAGGGCCGCGTTGATCTGGTCTTGGTTGTCGCAGGACATTTGGTTCAATCCTCCTACGGGTCTTCCATTGGTCTTGAAACGAAGGTCGCGGCCGGCCCGGCGGCGAAGATTCACCGCCCGATCCGACCGCGGCGCCGGGCATCCCCTCGAGCGCGGCGCCTAGTTTCACTCCTTGCATCGAAGCGGCGACAGTGACACCGACGAGACAATCGAATAGGTGGTTATCCGGTCGTCCGGGCCGCGATTTCCACTCGTCGACCTCCCGGCCGCGGCCTTGCGTGCGCACCCGGTATTCGCTCGTGCAATGGTCGGCGATCATCCGATGGGCAATCGGATCATGTCCCCAGAACGACAGGCATCCTTGATCGCCCATGGCGGTACCGAGTCGGGACGTCAAAAAAGACTTCCACCAGTTCGCATCCCAGGACACATGACGAACCGGCCGCCCGGTCCCCGCGAGATTCGGTACTCGCCAGTTGAGGCCGATATAATCGCCCGGTTTCCTGCCCCACTCGCGCATGGGTACAGTACCGGCGCCTAGATAACGGCCATGCGAGGGCATGAGCACCGCCGCAAACGGCGATTGCAGGCAAAAGCGGTCGACGGTCGGCGTCGAGTAGCCCCAGCCTGCATCGATCAAACAGCGCTCGACCCGCAACGGTGCGCCATCGGCCCGGATCCAGTCGCGGCCCAGGATCGCCGCCGCCAGTGCGCCTAAGCCTCCGTATAGGTGACCCTCGAGGGCCGCGGCCTTGACTTCCTGGGCAAGGGTCGGCGCCGCCTCGGTGAGCGTCCAATAGCGCACTCGTTGCTCCGGGTAGGCGCCATAGTCGATCACATACCCGGTGAAATCGGCCGCCCAGGCCGCCACCACGTAGTACAAAAGGTCTTTGTGCACATCGATGAAGGCGGTGAGCCTTGTGACCTCGAGCGGTACCGCGAATCGATCTTGGCCGTTCAATTTGCTGGCGATCTGATCGGGCGAGAGCTCGATGGCCGAGGCCTCTGCCTCAGGCAATGGATCGTTTTGATATTCTGAGAAAAACGCCCGTTCGTCACGAAGGCGCAGATTCATTGCGTGTTGCAAGGCCGAGATTTCATCCGGGTTGAACCGTGCGGCCCAGGCGACTACACCGCCTTCATCCATCGTGGCCCGGTTTTCCCGATAGAACTCCGTTGCCTCGAGGCCGCCTCGGCCGGCCTTAAGACTTTCGGCGCGGATCTTGCCGTACTCCTTCCAGAGGTCCGAGGTCGGGAAACTGTAGATGAGTCGGGTTCTTGTACCGTTCCAATCCGGATTCTTGTCCCGATCGAGGATCCTATCCGCCAGGTCGCCCGGGCGGATCACCGTACAAGGCATGAGGCCGGCGATTTTCTTGCCTGGGCCGGCGAGGCCGAGCACCGCGCCGTTTAAGATCCGCTCTCGGAATTCGCATTGCGAGGGCGAGCGGGCGCTTTCATCCGTTTGCGGATCATCGATCAAGACGAGCGAGGGCCGTACGGTCTTGCCATCGGGCCGCGTGTAGGCGAGGCCTCGGAATCCGCCGGTGAGGCCGGCGACCTTCACGATAGCCCCGGCCGAGGGCGACCCACGAAGCGAGGGCATAATGAGCTCGCCCGCACTCCAGGCAATGCGCGTGCGCTGACCATCGATGATCTGACCCTTCGCCCGGTTCGGAATTCCCTCGAGGCCGCGAACCGGAACGCATGCTTCCGGGAAGTCGGCCAACAGAACGTCATTTGTCTCGAGGTCGGTCTTGATTCCCTCGAGAAGCTGCGTTGCGTGCCCTTCGTCCGATCCGATCAGGGCGACAAATGAACGATGTCCGTACAGGATCGCCCATTCGCAAGCGACCGCGCACAGAGTCGTTTTACCCGAGCCTCGAGGCATGGCGGTGGCGAAGAGGCCGCCCTTCAGCACCGAATCTTGAATCTGCTTCAGAATCGTAAGGTGATCCCTCGACCACGCCAGGTCGAATTTCGCCGGGTAGTAGTGATCGCAAAACGCCCGGAAGTTTCGGGCGCAGGCGCGGCGGCGTTGCGGATTCTCGCAGCGCGGAATCTGGCCTAGATCGCGTTCAACGAGAGCCCGCCACCGGGAATCCCTCGCCCGATAACCTCGCGTCGCCTTGGTTCGGAGCTGGGACACTGCCTCAGTCATGTCGTTACACTCTGCCTAAGAATCGGC